ATTGGAAGTTTATCTCTGATCGTGAAGGATCTCGTATTCTGTCGGGCTATGTCCCTGATGCAAAGGGATCTAAGTCTGGCGTTACCATTGCTACAGGCTTTGATCTTGGAGCAAGAAACCTTGCTGATCTAAAGGGGTTGCCGAAGGCCATCATCGATAAGCTCAAGCCCTATCTTGGAATCAAGGGCGCACAGGCTCAAGAGGTGGCAAAGGATTTAAGTATTACTGATGCTGAAGCGCAGACAATCGATGAGTTTTCTAAAACAGAAGCTGTAGACAGACTGAAAGCAAAGTGGCAGGCAGCTACAGGTGAGTCTTTTGATGATCTTCCTAAGCACAAAGCTACTGTCGTTGCATCTGTTGCATTTCAGTATGGGGATCTTGAGAGCCAAACGCCTAACTTCTGGCGTCAGATAACCAAAGATGACTGGAATGCAGCGGAGAAGAATCTGCGAAACTTTGGGGACAACTACAGTACAAGGCGAAACCTCGAAGCAGATTACTTTATTAGCGGCTTGAGCGAGGAAGAACTCGCAGCAAAAAAAAAATTTGAAGACGAGTTAGCAAGAGATACTCAGTACGGCATACAAGAGGCTCGGATCTTTGAGGGTAGAGATCGAGGTGATTTTGAGGACTTAGGTACAGAACCTACAGGCCCTCAAGATGTAAGCCCGAGGGACATGTCCAATGAGCAGCTTGTTGATCTTGTTCAGTCCCAGATAGCTGACTCTAGAGCAGCTAGGCTAGACTTGGATGAGCAGGATTTTGAGGTATCTGGTACTGCCCCTGCTGCCGATGATGTCGAGCTTCCTATAATCGAAGAGATATCAGATGAGTCTGCCGTCTTAGTTGACCCAGCTCCTATCATTGCTGACTCACCCACAACAAAAGCCAATGCGTCTTTGCCCACCCAAGAAGAGGTGACTAATAGCTACGGCATTGTTTTTGGGGATCAGAATCGAAAGTATGGGGAAAGGGTTCCTTCTCAGCTAACTAACCCCGAAGCGTATGATTATTATGTGTTTGATGAGTCTTTTTCGAATGTTTGGGGGACTGCGTTCGACCAAGGCAATTTTGCCCCTGCGCTTGCTAAGATGTTGACAACAGAAAACTACAAAGCAGTTGATGGTTATGATGCCCATCAAGATGCTGCTCTTGCAAGAAGGGTGGGTGGTACAGACGGCCTCTGGCGCTTCAGGTTTTCTGGTAGCCCTGAAGAGTCAATGGCAATGGCAGATGAAATGGAAGAGGATGCACAGGATGCTCTTCTCCTCGCCAGCACATACTCTCAGAATGCTCAGCTTGTGGCTGGGCTTGCAACTCCTACTAGCTTAGCGCCCCTTGTCCCAATGAAGCTGTTGAATGTTGCTAACAAGACAAGACGTTTTGTTGGTGGTACGGCGTACACATATGCCTTAATGGCACCGGAACAGATGCTGCTGGATAGCCAGAATACACAAAGAGATGCAAGTCATAGTGCTGTTGCGCTTACAATGCTTAGTCTTGTTGGTGGTGGATTGGCTTACAAGTTTGGCGGCAAAGGACTTTCTACCTCAACTGCACTTACCCCTCCAAACCAGATATATCGTGCTGGTGGTGCTGGTGTTAGTCCTGAAAGAGCAAGGCAGGCGGCTTACGCTCAGATCGAGCAAGAGGGATTGGAAGCCACTGGCATAGGCATCGAAAAGCTAGGGTGGAACCCTGTGCTGCGTATGCTGCAAAGCCCCAATCCATATGTTCGCGGTCTTGCTGTAGGCATGGTCGATGTGGGTGGCATGATGCAGAAAAAGATTCGTGGTCAGCAAGAAGCTATGGATCAGTCTGTAGAGACAACTTTCAGAACCACCTATCTGTCACGACTGCTTGATTCTGTTAGGCATAGTGATGAAGCATATCTTGCTTATAGGGGCAGATCGATTCCTCAGTCTGACTCTCGCCGTGCATTTGAAATGATGAAGATGAATCTCAGTGATACTTTCCGAGGCACAACTGAGCTTACAGAAGTTCAGTTCCGCACTCGTATTGGCATGGCAATGCGTCGTGGTGATGCCGACCAGATGAATGACGCCGCAAGTTCGTATGTCACTCAGGCTGCTCGCGGATATCGTGATCTCTTTAACTTTATCAGGGATCAGGCAGAAAGCGTCAGGCTTTACGAAATGCAGCTGGAAGACAGTATTGCAGCGGCAAGAGCTGGGGGTAATCTTGATGAAGTAGCAAGGCTTGAGCAACGCCTAACAAAGCTCCAGATGGAGGGCGTTACTCCAAATACTGCACCTTCCTATCTGCCCAGGATTTATCGTGTAGATAAGATCATGGAGAACCCTGAGAAGTTTTTGTCAATCATAGAGAAGTATGCAAGGACGCAGCTTCGTATGGGGCAGAAAGAAGCTAAGCAGTTTGCCAATGAAGTATTGGATACTGTTACTCACCAGCGCCCCTATCTGGATTTAGAGGGAGCAACAGATAGTCTTGATTGGGTAAAGCGTGCCAGTGGTGTGCAAGCAAGGACACTTGAGATCGAGGATGAGCTAATCGAGGAGTTTCTCGAAAGCGATATCGAGATTCTGATGCGTCACCACGTTAAGACAATGGGCATGGATATTGAGATTGCCAGACGTTATGGCGATGTAAATATGCAGTCTGTTCTTGATGATGTTGCCGATGAGTACAAAAAACTCATGAAAGAGGCCCCCAGCCCAGAAGCGAGGGCAGAACTTGCAAGGTCATTGGAACGTGACATCAATGATATCAGGGGTTTGAGAGATAGACTCCGTGGCACATACGGTGCATCAAAAGATCCTCATGCACTGTCTAGCCGTGTTGTAAGGGTCATGAAGTCATTTAATGTTCTTGCTGGTATGGGCAGCGCAATGGTTAGCTCTGTGCCCGATGTTGCTCGCATTGTCATGGTAGAAGGCCTGTCTAATGCTTACCGCAAAGGCTTTATGTCTCTGTTTGATGAGCAAGCAGCAATCATAAGCAGAATGTCAAAGGAAGAGCTAAGCAAGGCTGCTGTTGGTGTAGATGCAACTCTTGGCCTTAGAGCGCATGCTATGTCTGATGTGGGAGACCTGTTCGGGTCTCGCTATGGGCTGGAGCGTGGCCTTAACAAAGCAACAGGTATGTTCTTCTTCTTCAATGGTCTTAACTTGTGGAATCAGGCTCTGAAAGAGATGGCTGGCAATGTGACCATGCTTCGTATGACTGAATCCATTATGAAGCCGTGGAACAAGCTGAGTGCCGCTGACAAAGAAAAGCTATTGAAGAATGGCATCGATCAAGCTGACTTTGGTCGAATGAAGGCTTTAATTAAGCAACATGGCGAACAGATAAATGGAGAGTGGCTGCCAAATACAGATGCTTGGAATGATGCCGCCATGCGTTTGAAGTTTAGAAACGCTTTAAATCAGAACGTAGAGAGGATTATCATTACACCGGGCGCTGGTGATCGTGCATTGTGGACATCTACAGAGTTTGGTTCTTTGATGACACAGTTCAAATCATATGGTCAGGGCGCAATGGTGCGTATGGCTACTGCTGGCTTGCAAGAAAAAGATGGAGCTTTCTGGCAGGGTGCTTTCCTAATTGTGGGAATGGCTGCGATTGTTAACGAGATCAAAAGAGTGCAGTACGGTATTGAAAAGGAAGAAGATTTTGATCAAAAGCTAATCAATGCAGTAGACAGGTCTGGAATTCTTGGTTGGGCAATGGACGTTAACAATGCTGTAGAAAAGATCTCAGACCAAAAGCTAGGAATGCGCCCATTCCTTACAGATCAGCCATCATATGTTATGCCAGAGGGGGCAAAAGCTGGCGCTGTGTTTGGTCCAGCAGCCAGTAATGTAATGAATGTTGGCAGTATTTTGGGTGATGTAGTCACTTTTAATGCAGATGCTCAAACCATGAGTGACCTTAGATTTTCCATGCCAACAGGCAATTTGTTCTATCTAGACCCGATCTACGATGGTGTGTTCGGCCAGTGATGTGAATTAACACAGCAATGACAGAAAGGTATAAGTAAGTATGGCTACGATTTCTATTGCTGATAGTGATGCTCGAGTACAGTACACCCAAGCGGTGACTGCAAACTCGACACAGCTTACTATTGACTTCCCTTTCTTCAGTCTTGATGACATCAATGTAATTGTAACCAGCGCTTCTGGCACAGATACAACTTTAACCAGAGGCACAGGTACAGGTACATTTGCCGTTAATGGTACGTCTGTAGATGACGGATTCTCTGGTGGCAACATTACGCTGGGTGACACCTACAGTAGCTCATCGACAAAGTTTACAATCTTTCGTGATATTCCGGTAACTAGAACATCAGACTTTCCAACATCGGGGCCATTCAACATATCAGCTCTAAACACAGAGCTGGATAAGATCTTTGCTATTGAGCAGGAGCTTGAGACAAAGCTCAATAGAACCATGAAGCTGGCAGATTCAGATACTGCTGCTACCCTGTCTCTTCCAAACATTGATACACGAAAGGGTACTGTACTTGCCTTCAATACAGTAACTGGTTTGCCAGAAGCTGGCCCTAGTATTGGTGATATCTCTACAATCAATGCAATTACAGCTGATATAGCTACTCTTGCAGATATTGAGGATGGCACTGATGCTACTGACGCCATTCAAACTGTTGCTGGCATAAGCGCAAACGTCACGAGTGTGGCTGGTAACAGTGCTAACATCGCTGCTGTTGGTAGCATTGCTTCAAACATCACAACAGTGGCAGGCATAGCTAGTAACGTAACGACGGTTGCTGGCAAAGCATCATTCATAACTGCTGACTTTGTGGCTGATTTGAATACATTAGCTACTGCTGACATTGTATCTGATCTAAACACACTGGCTACATCGGCCATTGTTACAGATATGGACGCTTTGGCAAATATAGCTACAGAGCTTGATGCTTTAGGTGACATAACATCTAATGTTACCACTGTTGCCGGCATTTCATCCAATGTTACGACAGTTGCAGGTGTTGCGGCTAATGTCACAACGGTTGCTGGCATTAGCTCTAATGTTTCTACGGTTGCTGGTAATTCAAGCAACATCAACACCGTCGCAACAAACAATGCCAATGTTACTACTGTTGCTTCCAACATTTCTGGTGTTAATAGTTTTGCAGAACGGTATCGTGTCGGGTCTTCTGATCCAAGCAGCAGCCTTGATGAAGGTGACCTGGCTTACAATACGACTTCAAACCAGTTGAAATACTACAATGGCTCTTCTTGGGCTGCTATTTCTCCCGGTATTACAGACATTGTACAAGATACTTCTCCCCAACTTGGTGGTAACCTTGATCTAAATAGCAATAACATTACAGGCACAGGTAATATCCCTGCTGGTAATCTTACTGGTGCGTTGCCTGCTATTGATGGCTCTGCTCTTACAGGCATTGATTCCTTCCCTAGCGGGACACTAATGTTGTTCCAACAAACAGCCGCTCCTACTGGCTGGACAAAGCAGACCTCTTACAATAACCGTGCTCTTCGCGTTGTTAATGGTACAGCAGGTGTTGGCGGTAGTGCAGGTTTTACATCAGCTTTTGGCACGCCTACTGTTTCTGGCTCAGTAAGCATTAGCGGTGCACCAAACGTCTCCGGCAACATCGGAAGCACTACCCTTTCAAATAGTCAAATCCCTTCGCACTCTCACGGCGCTGGAAATTATCAGGCAACTGGCAATAGAAGAGTGGGTTCGGGTGGCTCTGGAGCACACCTTAGTATTACCGATGCTGCCGCAACATCATCTTATAGCCTTTCGGTTAGTGGGAACTCTAGTTCAAGCGGTAGTTCAGGAAGCCACAACCACAGTCATAACCTTACTGGCGCAGTTGGCAATCTTGCTGCTGCACTTTCATCGTCTACTGCAACCATCAACGTAGCTTATATTGACGTTATTATTGCGGCTAAAGACTAACATGGAGACTCCAACATTTATTGAATCATATCAAACAGAAGAGTTTGATTTTTGTGACAGGGTGATCGAAAGGCTTGAGGAGTATATAGCAGCTAAAGATGACCCAAATATAAGCATGCATTACATGAGTGGTGCAGAGACAAATGAAGGAGAGGCTTCAAGGCGAGATTACTCGTTCAATTTTACTTCTCTGCAAGATTCTCTGGTAACTGATATGCATAATATTTTGCGCACTCATTTGCCTATGTACGCTGAGAAACACAATGGTTTTGGGATGCAAGGATGCATGTCAGATTCTATGAAAGTACAAAAGACTCCACCAAAAGGCGGGTTTCATAATTGGCACTGTGAGCAAGGTAGAATTGATTCATCAAGTTGGCGCAATCTTACATGGACGCTGTATCTAAATGACATTCCTGAAGGTGAAGGAGAAACAGAATTCATTGAGTATGGCCTGAAAATACAGCCTAAAAAGGGTTTGCTTTGTTTTTTCCCCGCAGCATGGACACATACGCACAGAGGGAATCCGGTTTATAGCTGCAATAAGTACATAGCAACTGGCTGGTATTACATAATCTGAGGAGTATTAGAAGATGGCTAAGTGGACAGTTATTAATGGAGGATCAGCAGAAGCAGATCAGATTGGCAAAGATGGCGTTTTTTATAACAATCTTAATTTGACATGGTTGCCATCAGATGTCTGTGCTGTTCAGTCTGCAAATGGGGAAACTTGTGAGATTGAAAAAGGTGATCCAGCTACAGGAAGCCGCACACAAAATGATATTGATGTTGCCACTAATACATTGTCATGGTGGTCTAATGTAAGCACTACATGGCAAGCTGCATACGATGCGGAACAAGCAGCTATAGCAGCAGCAGCAGCAGCGGCGGCAGAGGCTGAAGCAGAGGCAGAAGGTTCGGGCTGATGAAGCTAGAGGTAAAAGATAATTGTCCATTAAACAGCTTTGAGCCGTGTAAGAAGTTTGACTGTGCTTGGTTTATGCAAATTCGTGGGCAAGACCCAAACACAGGAGAAGACATTGATGATTGGGGTTGCTCTATGGCATGGCTTCCCAAGCTACTAATTGAAAACGCTCTTATGTCTAGACAAACAGGAGCAGCAGTAGAGAGTTTTCGCAATGAAATGGTCAAGTCTAATGACATAAACCGAGATCTTTTTATTGCATCTAACAATGTGCAGGTTCTGAAATAGGAGAAGTAAAATGAGCGTACTTGCAGTAGATCAAAACAACTTTCACCCGATACAAGCGTTAGCAACGGGTACGACACAAACAATTACAACTAGCGGATCGAGTGCTGCAACAAGCAGTGCATTTGCTGCTGGCACAACGGTGGTTCGTATTGTGGCAACTAAAGATTGTCACATTACTTTTGCGGCATCGCCTACAGCTACAACATCCTTGCCATTTATGCCTGCCAATCAGGTTGAATACTTTAAGGTCAGTGCTGGTCAGAAGTGTGCAGCTATTCAAAGCTCAGAAGCTGGCACAGTCTTTGTGACTGAGATGTCGTAATGCTTGGCGGTGTTGGTAGGGTAGGCACACTGGGTGCTAAGAGGCGTGTTGTTTCTGCCAGCGGTGGTGGTGGTGCTAGCGGTCAATTCTTGAAATCACAGGGCCTTACTGGTGATCAGGGTTTTACGTTAAATACCGCATTTGTTAGTAAAGATATGTCGGCCTCAACAAACTCAGGTTCAATTCCGGCTGGATTTAATCCCCGTTCAAACTTCACTTTAACTCCAGCCAACAGCTCATTACTAAATGCTCGTCGTCGTTGGAGTGATTGGGGTAGCGATATATTTGATAATTGGGGGGATTTTTATATTTATAATCCCGCGGATCAAACCGCAGATTACATTGCTTTGGGAGATATAAACGCAAGTCCTACACGTTTAAATGGAGGCGACGGAACTTTTTATACTGAAACGCGAGCTCATCACGGTAAAAGTTTTAAAGTGGTTCACGGCTGGGCTACGCGGGGAATATTTAAACTGGACATTGCTTGCACAAGCGACGAGACCTTTCAGTTTGCGATAGGTCACTACGGCAACATGGGGTCTGATACAAATACTGCAAACTTTGACAGAACACATTCAGCAAGCTGGGGAACTCTGCACTATAATCATAATAACCAAACGAGAAGCGCTACGGATATTCAAGAGTTTTTCTATTGTCATGTGATTCCCAAAAAGAAAGCGGACAATGATACTTTTTCTATAGACTCGACTGGTTTGTTTACGGCTATATCTGGCAATGATAACTTGGCGATTTGGACCGGAGCCTTTACTCACGGCTTTACTTGTTATTACGTCAAAGGAAACAACAACACTACTGGAAGTATGGCCGATTGGGTTGCAAACG